CGGGGTCGATCATCCTGCAGGCGCGCCACGTCGACTGGGACGGCGGTGACGCAGCATGATGCGCGGAGAAGCAGCGGAGCTGGGGGGTGAGTCCTCGTGACTCCGGGGTGGTTGACCCCGAAGGGGGCGGCGGACTACTTGCAGGTGTCTGAGTCCACGTTGTACGCGCTGCGCCGGGCCGGGGACGGCCCCCGTTATGCGAAGCGCGGGCAGTTGGTCCGGTACTCGATCGCAGATTTGGACGCATGGATGCGTCAGAACATGGAGAACTCTAATGAGGATGAATGAAAGCTTGGTGGGCGGGCGCCCGTGTGCCGGGGCACCCGCCCACCGGGAGAACACGATTAGCGGATCACTTGCCGGATTCCTTGATGGTCGTGTTCGGGTGGCCCTTGCCGTAAGTGGCCGTGACGTAGCGTCCGGTCACGGCGCTTCGGTAAGTGCCCTTGGAGGACTTGCCGCCTCCGCTCTTTCCGCCCTTCGCCATGCCTGTCACCTCCTTTCATGCGAACTCAAACGCCCTCAAATGGGCGTTGCTCGCATGGTACGGACCAGCGTGGGCATTTGCGTCCACCCTGCTGTGGAGGAGGACATGGTCGGGGGTGACGCAGCATGATGCGCAGAGAAGCAGAGGCCCGTAAGGGTGTCGAGGAGGCCCGTCTGGCTGTCATCCGCGCGTGTGGGGAGCTGAGGGAATCTGAGATGTTCCTCAGTGCGGTCATGGCTGACGAACGGTCGGCGGTGGGTAGCGCGGCCTCGGCCGCCGGCGTCGCGAACACTCATCGGTCGAACCTTCGCGAGTCTGCGGGGGGCGGCGCTGCTGCGGAGTATCTCGCACGAGAGGGGCAGCAGGCGTGCGAGTCACAAGCCCCAGATCGGTCGGCGGAGAACCTGGACGGTGGAATTAGCGACTGGCTACGGACGGCTCCGCTCAGTGAAGTAATCATGAACCGGCACCCGATTGATATCCGCGCCAGAGAGCAGATGGGCAAGGACTTCGACGGCATCCCAGAGGGCATCAAGCTCAGCTCGGACAATGAGTGTTCGGTATCGCTCACGGTCACTTTCTCTCAGGCTGATCTCGAGAGTGTCCTGCTGGCTTTGCATTCGCTGCTTGATGTTGTCGAGAGTGGCAGCAAGGGTGGGACCGGCGGACATGGTTGTCATTCTTCCTCCTCGGTGAGGTGTGGGGGCTGCACTGCTTCGTGCGGCCTGGCGGGTGTTACCCACCTTACCGGGGAGGGGGCCATCCGTGGTGCGGATGGTTCGCCTTCCTCAGCGTCTTCCTCCGCTCACTCCAGCGGCGCTGAGGGAAGCCGTGGCCTGCCGGGGGCCAGTGCTCATACCCCGGCAGGCCACACCGTTCAGGTGCCGAGGTACAAGTTTCTGCGTGGCCGCGAGGACGGTTCGGCGCGCGGTTAGAACTCCGTGGGGCCGGGTTTGAGTGTTGGTGGGTTGCGAGTCTCCGCCCGGCCCCACGGTCACCAGTTGAAAAGAAAGCGCCCCGGCCGATTGGGATCGGCCGGGGCAGTCCAAGAAAGGACTATCAGTCATGGATCAGGTTACCACGTCCGAGACGGTGGCGTTGAGCGCGCCGGTCTTGGAAGGGCTGCGTCGATTGGATGCGGTCATGAAGATGCGGCGGCGGCAGACGGCCGCGCAGAAGCGGATTGCGTTGGCGCGGTCTCGCGCGCGGGCGGCGCTGCAGGCGAAGGAGGAAGAGCAGTGAGCGGGATGAACGTCGCCAGGATCCTGCTGGCGTTGGTGTTGTTGGCGTTGGCGTGGGTCCTCAGCGCAGCGATTGACGCATGGGTTCCGGCGGCCGCCGCGATCACGGTGCCGACGGCGCTCGCTGAGCGCCTCCTCTACGTCGCGTGGAAGGAGCGCCGGGCATGAGGTCCGTCGAGATGATCGTTGAGTTCCCTATCGAGGACGCGAACTTGCCGATGCCGCACCTGCTGGGGCTGGCTAACGCCGCGTTTGTCGAGGAGGTCGAGCGTCAGGGGCTGTTGCTGATGTCGCCGCCGAGCCCGTCCGTGATGCATGCGCGCCGGATTGTCGAGGTGCACGCGGCCGTCGTGGAGAAGCCGGATTGGGCGCCGCCGGCGCCGTTGGCACCAACATTCGAGTGCCCGAACTGCGGCACCAAGATTTTTGCCGCCGGAAACACCGAGCAGGAAGAGGCAGAGAAGTGACTGAAACGATGATGGGCGTCCTCGTCCTGGCACTGCTGGCGCTGGTGACGGCGTACCTGTGGCAGGACTGGCGCACGAACACACGCGAGTTCCGCGAATTGCACCGGCGTTTGCTGCAGAAGCAGGAAGAGTGTCGAGGAGGCGAGAAGAAATGATCACTATCGCGATTGCCGCTGATGACGTGCAGGCTCGCACTGTCGCGGAGACGATGCTCGGCATGGTTGAGGAGGACGGGCAGGTCGAGGTCGCGCAGGCTGAGCTGGCCCGTTTGACTGGCTTGTCCGCGCGAACTTTACGACGCACCCTCGATCGCCTGCTCGCGGCGGGCTGGATCAAGAGGATGCGGGTGGCGTCCCCGAATGCGCCTACGCTGTATGACCTGAGCGGCTTGGCCGAGGTGGCTGAGGCGGTGGGGTTGACGCCTCGACGCGACGAGCAGGAGAGTTCGTCTGCGAGTGTTGGCGTGTTGTCGGCTGAGGTCGCGGCGGACCCGATTGGGGTCGTCCAGCCTGGCCAGCGGTGGCTGATCGACCCAACTCTCCTGCAGGGAGGCTCGAACATCCGAGCGGACCTGCGTGTCGGACCCGAGTTCGTGGAGACGATCGCAGGCCTCGGTGTCCTCAAAGACATCGACGTGTATCCGACCCTGACGGGCTTGGTGGTCCTTGACGGGCACCGTCGCCACCGCGCGGCCATTGAGGCGGGCTTGGAGACGGTGCCGGTGCGTATCGTCGACGTGGCGAATGACCTGGATCGGATCGGCTTGCAGCTCACGGAGAATGACGAGCATGAGCACACGTCGACCGTTGACCGTGCGCGGGCCATTAACCAGCTCGTGTTGATGGGTCTTCCGGCCTCCGAGTTGCGCAAGCGGGGTGTGCGGGCCAGCGAGGCCACGTTGGCGCGCAGGGTCGCTAATGCTTCGCAGGAGGTCGCGGACCTTGGGGAGTCGGCGAATCTTGGTCTTGATGATCTCGCGAAGATTGCTGAGGCTGAGGCTGACCTCCCTGAGGACATCGCGGGCATGGTCGTCGAGGAGATTCGCGAGGCGCCCGGCAAGATCGATCATTTCCTCGAGCGCGCCCGCGACGAGGCGCGCCGCCGCCAGGTCTATGAGGACGAGGTCCTCGACCTGCGTCAGCAGGGTATCCACGTCATTACAGATGACGAATTCTATGACGGTTTCCCGAAGACCAACCAGTACCTGTGGAACCTGGTTGACGAATACGGCAACAGTGTTGAGCCGCACGAGAGCTGCCCCGGCAATGCGGCGTATGTCTCGGTGATCGGCTCGGGTGAGTACACGAGCGCGCAGACGCGCTTTGTGTGCATGGACTACGCCTCGCACGGGCACTTCACCCGTGAGGATAGGGCGAGGACCACGCAGGAAGTCGATCGTGCAGCGACCGTCGAGGCGAACCGTCAGGCGGCTCAGGAAGGCGAAGTGCGCCGCGCCTGGATTAAGGACGTGCTCTTCAAGCGCCCTCTGCCGAAGGACACGGCGCTCTTGGAAATGCCCGTCATCTACAACCAAGCCCAGGTGTCCGTCGCATCGCAGGCGAAGGGCCGCGCGCTGGTCGACTTCGATGACATGGGCTTCGGGCTCACGATGTCAGCCGCACAGGCGGCTAAGGCGCGCCTCGCGTGGTGTATCGGCGTCCTCGAGGGTGGCATGGGCTGTGATTACTGGCGCAGCCGCAACGGTGAGCGCTTTGACAGCCTCGTTCAGCTGTACCTGCGGACCTTGGAGCACTGGGGATACACCCTCGGTGAGGGTGAGGAGGCGTTCTGCGAGAAGGTCGAGGCTGCCCCTGCGGTCGTCACCTGGGGACCGCGCGCTGGGGAGGTGTACTGATGAGTGTCGAGGATTCAACGCTGGTGGTCGTGGCTCGGGCGGCCTTGGAGGGGGCGCTGCGTGCGGCCCTGCCGCATGTGGCGCGCAAAATTCCCGAGGATGCCCCAGACAATGGCGCGGGCCTGCTGCGCCTGGCCGTCGTTCAGGATTGCGTGATGGTGCTTGCCTCGGCGATTGATCGCAAGCGCGCGATCGCGGTGCGGTTCACCGTTTTGGATGGGGACAGCTACGGCGACGGCGTGAAGTCGATGTGGCTGCGCCGTTCTGCTGTTGAGGCGTTGGCGACGTTCCTTGCGGGGTCTCCCGTCGAGCGGGTGAGCCTCCTCCTCGATGAGAGGGAGGGCGTCACTGTCCAGGAGACGGGTGTCCTGTATGGGCCTCAGATGGCGCGTGTCGCTCCGGCGGCTGAGCCGATGGATGAGGACCGCGTTGACGCGGCGCGCCTTCTGCTGGATGGAGCGCATGGGGTCCTCTATCAGGATGCGGCCGTGGAGATGGACCCGGCTGTTGTCCGCACATTCGCTGCGTCGGCGGCGGCCTGGCAGATTCCTCTGCGTGTTCGTGTCGGGGACGGTTACGGGCGGTCCTCGTTCATCTGGGGCACAGACGCGTGCCTTGGCTGGTCCGCTGGATCAGCACTGCTCCAGGCCCCCGTGACGGGCGAGCTCCTCTACGACGGGCCATCAATCCAATACCTGGAAGCTGCGCTGCTTCCACCTGTGCCCATGGGGAGCGTTAGTGCGCCAGCGGGGCTGCGCGTCTACGAGGGAGGGGACGGCCTGTGACTGCAGAGGAACTCAACGAGATCGAGCGCGCGAATCACGTCCGTGCCCTCGAGCGGGAACTATCGCGGGTTCAGGTGCATGCGATCAAAACGGCGTCCGACCTGATCGATGTCGGCGCAGCGATTGCCGAGAAATACGCGCAGACGCCCGAGCAGCGTGTGAGCATCCGCAGGACCATCGGTGCCGTTGTTGACAAGCTCATCGACGGCCTCTACCCGCAGGCAGGAGAAGAACGTGATGAATGATGCGACTGTCGCGCCCCTGTGGGAGATCGGCCCATTCGATCTGCCCCAGGCGGACATGCTCTCGCTCAACGGCCGAGCTGACCGCCGCACTCTCTCCCCGCGGATTCGGACACTGCGCATGCAAGCCCGGGTCATGGCCCGTGCGGCCCACTGCCCAATCTTCATGCGAGCGCGCCTCGTCGCGTGGGTTCGTTTCCCGGACGGCCGCCGCCGCGACCTCCACAACTACATGCCCACCCTCAAGGCCTTCGTGGACGGGCTGGTGGACGCCGGATTGCTCCCGGACGACGACGCGCGGCACCTGCAGGGACCGGACATGCGCCTCGACCCCCGCCACACCAGCAAGCGCATGGGCATCCCCATGTGCTCCATCCGATTCACCGTCATGCCATTCGAAGAAAACGAGGAGGACCAATGAGCGGCGAAACACTCGTCACCCTCGTCGGTAACCTGACTGCCGACCCCACACTCCGCTGGACACAGTCCGGCTCCGCCGTCGCTGACTTCACGGTGGCCTCCACCCCGCGAACCTACGACCGTAACGCCGGCGAATGGCGCGACGGCGACACCCTCTTCATGCGCTGCTCCGTGTGGCGCGATGTCGCCGAGAACGTCGCCGAGTCGCTGCGTAAGGGCATGCGCGTGATCGTCGTCGGCCGCCTCACCCAGCGCTCCTACGAAACGCAGCAGGGCGAGCGCCGTACGGTCGTTGAGATGCAGGTCGACGAGGTCGGCCCCTCCCTGCGCCGCGCCCGCGCGCAGGTCATCCGGCACCCCGCAGCTGACGGCGGGGCAGGATACCCGCCCCCGCCTCCACCTGCGTCCACCCAGCCCGCCCAGACAACGCAGCAGGCCACGCAGGCGCCGCAGGCACCGCAGCAGCCCGTGCCCCGCCAGCCTCCTACGCAGGAGGACCCCTGGGCGCGCCAGGCCTCACAGCCAGCTGCGAACTACGCAGCGTGGGAACCCCCGTTCTGATGGAACGGTACTGCCCGGACTGTGGCGTCGTGCTCGCTGCGGGGCATGCGCGCTGCAGGCCGTGCTTCCTCAGGCTTGAGGCTGAGTATCAGCGAAAAACCGAGCGCGACTGGATGCGCAGGAACTTCCCGGAGCACCGGCCCCAGGATCTGTTCCCAGAGGACTACTGGGAACCAGCGGAAATCAAGAACACAAGCGTGAAGGAGGGCAGGTAATGGCCTGGGTCCGAGTCGGCGACGAAGCGCTGAGCCACCCTAAGCTCATGGCGCTGTACGACATCGAGGGAGCGGAGGACATCTCGATCATCGAAATGTTCGGCTTCCTCATGGCTCTCGCGACCTACTCGGCCAAGCACTTGACAGACGGAATTATCGAGAGGGGCGCGTGCTTCCGCGACGGCGAGCGCTCGCGGGTTGTGCGCCTCATCGATGCGGCGGTGGCCGCAGAGCTGCTCACATGGGTTGAGGTGGACGGGGCGCGCAAGTTGCGCTTGTTCACGGATGAGGAATTCATTCACATTCAGCCTCGCGAGGAGGTCATGCGTCGCCGCGCACGGTCGCGGGAAAACCGCGACAAGGATAAGAAAGCTGCGGTCATCTACAGGGACGGCGATCAGTGCCGTTACTGCGGGAAGATCGTGCGTTGGACAGGACCAATCGGTCTCAACTTGGGCACGCTCGATCACGTGGACCCGGACTCGCTGGGGGACGCCCCGGTCGAGGGTCTTGTGGTCGCTTGCCATGAGTGCAACTCGTCGCGCGGTCACGCGCGCGAAGCGTTCGACGCGGCCTCGCCGCTGCGTCCTGTCCCGTCCACGCCCTATTACGGGGTGTGGTCGGCCGAGTTCTTAACCAGGTACGGATACGACGCTGCGCCGTCCGTGGATCCGGGCACGCCTGTTGACCCCGCCTCAGAGACACCCACGAGGGGCGTTCTCCCGGGCCGAGGGACCAGCGAGCCTGTCGAACCCGGGCGCGGCTCCAGCGGCCCTGAGCTGACCGCTGTGCGTGACCCCGGCGCGTCCGAGAGACGCGCGTCCGAGGGTCCGCGTATTCGACCTAGTTCGGACTCAAGTCCGAACTCCGGTTCGACATCGAAGGGTATCAGGTCGAATACTCTCGGGTCGGGTAGGGACGGGACGGGCCGGGACGGGACGGGCCAGGCCAGGCAGGGGCGGGCCGGGCCGGGACGGGCCAGGCCAGGCAGGGGCGGGACAGGCCAGGACGGGCAGGCAGGCGCACCTCGGCAGCAGAGCGCTAAGCGGAACCGTAGAAGGAGAAGGCGATGATGGTCGGCCGTTGCTGCGTTGAGGAGGAGCCGTGCTGAACCGCGTGTGTGCATCCGGGTGTACCTCGCCTGGTGAGCATCTTCCTGACTGCCAGGATGGCTCGTGCCGGGGCTGCGCCCCGAGTCCGGCTTACGTCGGTGTCTTGTGCGCCCGCTGCTGGGGGAGACTCCAAGCCGTCGTGCGCACGATGCCGGCACTCGTCGACGAGCTGATGGGCGGGGATGATGCGCCCTCGGTGGTCTCATCCTCTGGCGGGGGTCGCCCGCCTGGCTCGTCCTCGCTGTATCCGCAGCAGAGGGCAGCTGCTGACGAGCTCGCGGCGGCGCTGGCCTCGTGGTGTATCCAGGCAGGCGAGCATATCGGCGTGGAGGCTCCTCGGCCGTCCGGCCTGTGGTGGTCGAGTCCTGGTCGCAAGATCGACTCGGAGACAGGCGAGGCCTACCTCGTCGAGGCAGAGCCGGTCGGCATCCGTGTACCTGCGGCGCTGGCTGAGCTCGTGCGTTGGATTGATCCGTTGCTCGACCGCGTCGCGGCCGCGCCGTGGGCACCCGAGATGCTGGCCGACCTGGCAAGGCTCGACGCTGGCGCGCGCGCGAGGTGGGCAGTCGAGGAATCGGAGCGGCGCGTGCAGGATATTGCGTGCCCGTCGTGCAACGCCTACTCGCTCGTGGTCACGCCCGTGCGAGTCGTTGGCGGGCAAGAGCAGGTGACCTGCTCGCGTATCTCCTGCGGGCGTGTCCTGTCCTCCCAGGACTGGGAACGCCTGCGCGCCTGGTCGGTGCTGGTCGCTCGCATGTCGGCAAAGACCGAGGAGACCTCGGCATGATCGTGGCGGGGGAGGAGTGGGAACGACAGTGCGATGTGCCGAAACATGTCCCCGGCCTCCCCGCGTCAACGGTCCGGGTGTGGGCGGCGGCGGGCCGGGTGCGCTCGGTCAAGGTCGGCGGCTCCGTATGGGTAGCAGTCGAGGACGTACTGGCTGCTGCGGCCGCGTCGCGCAGCCGCTGCACGACACGACACGCGAACCAGGTGAAGGTTGATTGACAGCGACGCATGGCAGTTGTAACATTTGTGCCAACGGCAGAAGTGTCGAACAAGCCCCGAGGCGGATAACCGTCCGGGGCTTTCGCGTACCCGCCGGACACGGCGAGCTCCGAGAGGATGAAGCGTCATGGCGTGGTCATCGAGCGATCGCGCGTCGCGGCTCCCGCCTGACTGGGACGAGCGCCGCGCCTTCGTGCGCGCCCGTGCAGGCAGCAGGTGCGAAGCGCTCCTGCATGACGGGACGCGCTGCCCTGCAGCTGGTGCCGAGTGCGACCACGTCGAACCTGGTGATGACCACCGAGCGACGAACTTGCAGTGGTTGTGTTCGTGGCATCACAAGCGCAAGACTCAGCGAGAAGCTGCGGCTGCGTTAGCAGCAGAGCGGGCACGAAACACTCCGCGCAAGCGCAGGCATCCCGGCCTCATCGACTAGACCCCCACCAGGGACCCCCTCCCCCACCGACACAAACACCGTCAAGAGCTGTCGTTTTTTGTTTGTACGGGTCTGGGGAAAATACTAACGGTCATAACCGTTGAACTTGCAACGCAAACACCGGGTCGTGGGGTGAGGGTGCGGGGGATTTTAGAGGGGCGCTAGGGTGCCGTCCTGGTACACGTTCTCCGTGACGGTGATGTATCGCCCCTGCGAATAGAATTCGATCTGCTGACCGCGCCACATGCGCTTGAAGCCTCGCTGCGGGACGGCCGTCCCCCAGATATGCAGCCCGCGCCCAGACGGTGAGACCTCAACGTAGGAACCCTCGTAGTACGCGAGAAGCGCGCGAGCGGCCTCGTTGGGGATGCCATGCTCATCGAGGCACCCGTCAAGGTCGATACAGCCGATGCCATCCCCGAGGACGAACCCCAGGGGAGCACCAGTCGCGCTCGCGGCCGCGTGAGTGCTCCACGTGCTCGGGTCAGTAACTGAAGCCCAGCGCCCCGTGCGTGAGCACAGCGGGCGCTTGTCGATGTGGTTGACCCATCGGGGGCGGTTAATGAGCTCGGCGGGCAGCGCCCGCGGGGTGTGCGTCTGCGCGGCGCGGTGGTGAGCGACTCGGCATCGAGTGCTGCAAAAGCGCGCGTCGGCGCGCGCCCATTGTTTGAGCGTTCGGCCGCAGTGATCGCACGTTCTCATGAGTCCTATTGTAACGGTTAATGCCTTGATATTCTGCGGATTGGAGGGGTAGTTATGGCTGGACGTGGCCCCGCGCCGAAGCCGAAGGGTTCGCGAGCTCGCCGGAACAAAGACCCCCAAATCCTGCGTATCATCACAGCGCAGCCAGTCGAACAGCCGTCACTGCCGGTCATCGAGCAAGTCGTGCTCGACGAGAACGGGAAGCCGCGGAAGAAGCGCTTTACGTGGCCAACGGTCACGCGGCGCTGGTGGAAGATGTGGGGGGAATCCCCGTTGAGCGCCGAGTACACCGAGACTGACTGGTCTTTCTTGCTCGATACCGCGTACCTGCACGCCCTGTACTGGAAGGGCGATTTCCGCATGGCCGCTGAACTCAGGTTGCGTGTCGCGAAGTTCGGCGCGACACCCGAGGACCGTGCCAGGCTGCGGATTCAGTTCGCGGTGGCCGATAACCTCGAAGACGACGCCGACACCGCCGTTGATGATGCGGCGCCCGTTTCTGCGCGAGCGCGCAGGCGGCAGAAGAAACTGAGGGCGGTGTAACGTGCCCTGGATGCCGATCGACGAGGACGATGAGTTCCCGACGCTCGGATACGACATCGCGGACTGGATGATGGAGTTCCTCCTCATGCCTGACCGGGACGAGGACAGCGAGGAACACATCCCGTTCGTGCCCACGCAGGAACAGATTGAATTCCTCGCGAGGTTGTACGAGCTGGACCCGGACACGGGCCGCCGCGTCAAGCAGCGCGCGGTGCTGTCGCGTCCGCGTGGGTGGGGCAAGAGTCCGTTTCTCGCGGCGATCTGCTGCGCCGAAGCAATGGGACCCGTTCTGTGTGACGGGTGGGACGCGGACGGGCAGCCGGTCGGCGTGCCGTGGTCAAAGCGCCGCACCCCAATCGTCCAGGTCACGGCGACCACAGACGATCAGACTGCGAACACGTGGGATCCGCTCCTGGAGATGCTTCGCGGCTCTCCGGCTGAGTCGGAGTATGGCCTCGACCCGATGGATTCCTTTGTGGCGCTGCGTCGCGGCCGCATTGAAAAGCGCACGTCGTCGGCGACGTCCGTCAAGGGGGCCAAGGCGGTCATGGCGGTCATGGATCAGACGGAGACGTGGTTGCCGTCGAACGGCGGGCCGAAGCTGGCGAAGACATTGCGTGCGAACGCTGACAAGCTTGGGGGCCTCACGATCGAGACCCCCAACGCCTACACGATCGGCGAACGATCGGTAGCGGAAACAACGGCTCGATTCTACGAGCTGATCAAAGAGGGGAAAGTCAAGCCCGAAGCGGCGCGGGGCCTGTATTACGATCACCGTGAGGCCCCGCTGGACACCGACATCTCGGACCGCGAATCCCTCATCAACGGCCTGCGAATCGCCTACGGAGACTCGGCAGCAGACCCGCGCGGCTGCGCCATCCACGAGCCCGAGTGCGAGCCCGGCTGGGTTGACATCGAGCGAATCGCGGACTCGTTCTGGCACCCGGACAACGATCCGGCGGACATGTGCGCCAATTTCCTCAACCAGATCAACTCCGCGTCGGACGCCTGGCTGACAATGCCGGAGCTAAGGGCCATCGAGGACCACGGTAAGACGATCTCGTCAACCGAGCCGATCACGCTCGGATTCGACGGCTCCGAAGGTAGGAGGATCGGCATAGCGGATGCCACGGTCCTGATCGGATACTCGGTGACGCAGCGGCACCTGTTCAAGGTCGGGATCTGGACTCAGCCGGACGGCCCTGCAGGTGAGGGCTGGCAGCCCCCTCGGCTGGAGATCGAGCAGACCGTGCGCGACGCTTTCGAGCGCTACAACGTCGTCGGCTTCTATGCGGACCCGTCGGCTGGCTGGGCTCAGGACGTTAAGGCCTGGGAGGCGCGCTACTCGCGTCGCCTGCGCGCCAAGATCAGCGCGTCCGAGCCGATCCGCTACCCGCAGCGCAACGTGAGCCAGACGTGCGAGAACTTCGCGCAGCTCCTCTCAGCGATCCACCAGAACCTCATCACCTACGACGGCGACCCGACGATGACCGCGCACTTTCTCAACGCGAGGAAGTCACCGCGTCAGGCGGGCTACGTGCTCGTCAAACCAGCCGACGATCAGGACTACTCCAAGATCGACGCGGCCTGGGGCGCGATGTTCGCGTATAAAGCTGGCCTCGACGCGGTCGGTAAGGGCGCGGCCAGGCCGACGGCGCGCCGCGCTCCGCGCCGACTCTACTAACACGCACTGGGGAAGGAGGCCCCACCTCATGACGAAAACGCCCGAGGAATGGCTCACCTACCTCACCGCACGAATGGACAAGGAGCGTCCGCGAACGGACCTCCTGCGCTCCTACACCAACGGGTCCTCTCCCCTGCCGGAGATGGGACCGAATCTCGCCAAGGCGTGGCTGAAGTTCCAGCGCCGTGCGCGCACTAACCCGGGCAAGCTCGTCGTGTCCGCGCTCGCGGACAGGCTCATCCCCAACGGGGTGACGGTCGGAGCCAGCGAAGACAGCCCCGCAGCGCAGGCGGCCGCGCGCATCTGGCGCGACAACCGCCTCAAAGTGGTCTTCTCGGACGCGATCTGGGACGCCGCGACCCTGGGGCGCGGCTATCTCCTGGTCACCCAGGACGAAGACGGCCGAGCATGCGTCACCTACGAGCGGCCCGAACACATGTACGTCGAGCCGGACCCGGTCCGCCCCTGGCGTGCGCTCGCGGCTGTGAAGGTCTGGCGCGACCCCACGGCAGGGGTCGACCACCTCGTGATGTGGACGCCGGGCCTGCGCATGTCCTATACGCGGTCGGCATACGACAAGTCGAGGCAGCTGATCTCTCGTGTGGCCGGGGACTGGCGACTCGACCTCGGCGGCGTCCAGCCCTTCGAGGGCGTACCCCCGGTCGTGGTTCTCGAAAACAGGTTCGGGATGGGCGAATTCGAACATGTCCTGGACCTGATCGACCGCATCAACTGGCAAACTCTGCAGAGGCTGGTCATTATCAGCATGCAGGCGTTCCGCCAGCGAGCGCTCAAGTCTACTGAGGGGTCGGCTGGCCTGCCTGCTGAGGACGAGTCTGGGAACGCGATCGACTACCAGGCGATCTTCGAGCCATCGCCCGCAGCCCTCTGGGAGCTGCCCCCGGGCGTAGAAATCTGGGAGTCCTCGCAAACACAGATAACAGAAATCCTGAACGCGACCAAGGACGACTGGCGCGAGCTCGCGGCCGAGACGGCAACGCCGATCTCGATCATGCTCCCCGACTCCGCCAACCAATCGGCAGCGGGGGCTGAACAGCCCCAGAAGGCTCTCCTATCCAAGGCAGGTGACAGGATCGAGCGCTTCAAGCCCGCGCTCGCCTACCTCATCGTCAAGGCGCTCGCGGTCGAGGGATACACGCTGGACGAGGCAGAGACCGTGGAGGTCCTGTTTGTGCCGCCGCATGCTGTCTCCCTCACGGAGAAGTACGCGGCGGCCGTCCAGGCGCGCAATGCTGGCGAGGCACTGGAGACAATCCAGCGGAATATCCTCGGGTACTCGCCTGAACAGATCGCGCAGGACAAGCAGCGCCGGGCAGAAGAGCAGCTGGCGCTAGCGTTCTCCCTGCAGGACAGGCAAAACCAAGCGCCGACAACACCGACCCCATAGGGCGTCTGGTGATCTGGTGAGGAGGCTGACGTGACTGACCTGGACACGCTCAACCGCCTCGCCGAGGCGTACGACAGCCAGGTCCACGCAATCCGCCAGCAAATCACGGCCTTCGGCCAGGCATACTGGGACTCACTCCCGCACTACAGGGCCAGCGCCGTCGAGGACATGATTGAGGCGGTCACCCCCAGAGTGACCGCAGGCCAGCTACGCATTGCCGACCTCACGCGCGCGTACCTCGCCCAGTGTGCCAGCGAACTCGGCTGGAACGTGGTCCTCCCACCCATCGACCAGGACGAGATACGCGGCGCTCGCGGCGTAGACCCGAGCATCGTCTACCGTCGCCCGGCCGTCGAC